AAGTATTCTACGAATGTTATTCCATCAATAAACTTCCGTATATTCAAAATCTCACAAACGTTACAAACACTACAGGAATGTTTTTTAACTGTCGTGGAGTTAAAGAGTACGGTCCTATGGATTGGAGTAAAGTCACAAACACCGGTGGCACATCAACCACACGTATGTTCTACCAAAACTGGTCGCTTAGTCGTTGCCAGATAACCGGAATAACCGCAACAGTTTCGTTTCAAAGTTGTTCACTAGGAGCAACAGCATTAAATGAAATCTACACTAATTTAGGGCCGGGTGCAGGAAAAACTATTGTTGTTACAGGAAACTGGGGAACAGCGGCAGACGATCCCACTATAGCAACAGGTAAAGGCTGGACAGTAACAGGGTAATACCATGTACGAAGCAGGATTTTATAAAAACGAAGAAGGAAATTTATTGTACGGACCTAATTTCGTACTTAACGCTAATTACGAATTGCGAAAAGAAACTAAAGATCAACACACATATCCTGTAGACGGATGGTGGTGGTTTGAAAACGAAACTCAAGCTAGAGAACATTTTGGATTGCCTCCAGCACCACAAAACGACGAATATATATTAGGAGATCCTTATGCCGGAAACGTATAAAAGTTATTTAAATATTATAGGAACAACCGCTTCAACCACTATATTTTCTGGAATTTCTGGAACAGGGTTAGTAAATTCCATAAATGTGGCAAACGAAAGCGTATCTAACAGCAATTACATAACTTTAGAATTGGTTCGTGGATCCACAGGATACTCTATTATTACAGGTGCTTTAGTTCCACCAAGAACCTCTTTTCAGGCTGTTGATGCTCCTATAGTGCTAGAAGAAAATGACAGTTTACGAGCAGTAGCAGGATATACATTCGGTATGGATATTATAGTTTCTATGATGCAAATAACTTGACTTTTCTGTTTTTGGGTGTATATTGTGTTTATGTTGGAATATTATAAATTATATCCTGATGTAATCGGACCCCATTTTGCCACAGAACAATCTGCGTGTTTCGATCTTCGAGCGTATCTGGGACCACACCTAACTCATATTACCGGATACTGTCAAAATAATCGTCAATGCGATCAAACTATTTATCAGGGAGCCACAGGCAGATACATTCAAATAGATCCAGGACAGCGTTTGCTGGTTCCTACAGGACTGGTATTTAATATTCCTGCAGGCTTTTCTGTTCGTATTCACGCTCGTTCTGGTTTGTCTTTAAAGCAAGGCTTGGTTATGGCTAACGCTCAAGGTGTTATAGATTCAGATTATGTGGAAGAAAGTAAAATTATGATTCTTAACATTTCTACCGAACGCCATCAAATTTATCATGGAGATCGTATCGCTCAGGGCGAAATGGTTCATCAAGAACTTTACACTCTAGTTCCTACAGAAACTCGTCCAGAACAAAAAACTAATCGTTCCGGTGGATTTGGATCTACAGGAGTACACACATGACTAAAGATGAACTTATTCGTAACCATGAAGATCTGTGTTACGCTGCTCGTGAGTTAATGAAGAAAAAGAATGCAGATTACGCAGGCCGAAACGGTAAAGAACCGTTTGCTAATTTTACTCGTGTGGAAGCCATGGGCATTTGCCCTACAGAAGTTGGTTTTTTGGTGCGAGTGACTGATAAAATGAGTCGTCTGTCTTCGTTTATGGAATCAGGCAAACTTGAAGTTGCCAACGAGTCTTTAGAGGATACAATAGTAGATGTGATTAACTATATGGTACTACTACACTCGTATCTAAAAGACAAGAAGCATGGCTGAATTTTATACTGCGGTACACCAGATTGGTGATCGAATTGTAGAAATTTATTATTCAGGTGGTAAGCGTAGCACAAGGGTATCTCATTATCAGCCTACGTTGTTTGTTCCATCTTTAAAGTCTGATGCTCAATGGAAATCTTTAGACGGTCTTCCTTTAGAAGGATTTCAGCCCGGAAATATTTCTGAATGCCGAGAAACCGTTCAAAGATATTCTTCTGTTGCTAATTTTAAAATTTACGGTAACACAGACTGGGTGGCTCAATATATCGGAGACACTTATCCAGAAGAAATCCAATACGATTATAAAACTCTTCGTATCGGATTCTTAGATATTGAAACCGAATCAGAAAACGGATTTGCTACTCCTGATAATCCTTCAGAACGAATCAATGCTATCACTATAGAAACAGACGGCAAGCGAGTATCGTTTGCTTTAAACGAGTTTGATCTGCCTGATGTAGAGTGTCATGTGTTTGGCGACGAACGCCAAATGCTTCGATCATTCTTGGAATACTGGGAACTTCATTACCCTGATATCATTACCGGATGGAACATCAGATTCTACGATATTCCGTATATCTACGCACGAATTGCACGGTTGTTTGACGAGAAAACAGCCAAGCGATTGTCTCCTTTAAAGAAAGTTCAAGAAAAGATTATTAATCGTAAAGGAAAAGATCATAATGTGTTTGATCTTTTAGGTGTTGCAACACTGGATTACTACGAGCTGTACATCAAGTTCACTTACACCAATCGTGAATCTTACAGCCTGAATCATATTGCTAATGTGGAACTAGGAGAAGAAAAACTAGATTACTCTCAATACGACGGAATTAAAGAGTTTTACACTAAAGACTTTCAGAAGTTTATGGAGTATAACTCCCACGACGTTACTCTAGTTCAAAAACTGGACAAGAAACTGAAACTGCTAGAACTGGTGGTGGCTCTGGCTTATAACGCCAAAGTTAATTTTACTGATGTGTTCTCTCAGGTAAAAACTTGGGATTGTATTATCTACCACCATCTGACAACTAAAAAGATTGCTATTCCGTTAAAGCCTCAAGCAGAAGAAAAAACACAACAATTTGAAGGTGCTTACGTTAAAGATCCTCAAGTAGGAATGCACCAGTGGATTGTGTCTTTCGATTTGGATTCTTTGTATCCCCATTTAATTATGGGTTATAATATTTCTCCAGAAACTAAAGATCCACTAGGCAAACGAAATACTCTTACCCCTGATTATATTCTTAATCCTGATACAGAAGAAGCTCAAAAGCAGTTTATTCGATATCAAGATCATTGGGAATACTCTCAAAAGCATAACACAACTATTGCTGCCAATGGTGTGTACTTTGCCCGTGATCGTCAAGGATTCCTGCCCCAACTGATGGAAACCATGTACGAAGAGCGTAAACTGTACAAGGAAAAAATGTTGGACGCTAAACGAAGATTAAAAGATCTTTCTAAAACCGCTCCACAAACTGAACGAGACCGATTAGATTTTGAAATTACCAAGTATCATAATTTTCAACTTGTCCGAAAAATTCAGTTAAATTCGGCGTTCGGCGCAATCGGAAATCCTTTCTTTAGGTTTTACGATATTGATTGTGCAGAAGCCATTACAGTTTCGGGAAAGTTGGCTATCCGTTGGATTGAACAAGAGTTAAACAAGTATCTGAACAAACTAGTAGGAACTACAGATATAGATTTCGTTATTGCATCCGATACCGATTCGGTGTATCTGTGTCTAGATCGTGTGGTTCAAAAGATTTTCAAGAATTCCACAACAGATGCAAGAATTACAGAAACGCTTGAAAAACTTTGTAAAGATAAGATTGAACCTTTTATTGCTGATCGATACGAAGAACTAGCTAAACGTGTAAACGCATACGCTCAAAAGATGCACATGAAGCGTGAAAGTATTTGCAGCAAAGGAATCTGGACTGCAAAGAAACGATACATGCTTAACGTAATGATGGGCGAAGACGGAGTGCTTCTTAAAGAACCAGAATTAAAGATTATGGGTGTGGAAACTACAAGGTCTAGTACACCACAGATTGTGCGTAAAGCACTTAAGACCGCTATTAGTTTGATTATGACTGAAGGCGAGACTGCTGTTCAAAAGTTTGTGGAAGAATTCCGTGAAGAATTTGAGGTTGCTCCTATAGAAGAGATTGCGTTTCCACGATCTGTAAGTGGAATGGAAAAATATAGTTGTAGAACCGGAGTGTATAAAAAGTCTACTCCTATTGCTGTTAAAGGATCTCTGCTTTTCAATTATTTCTTAACCAAAAACGGAATGGATAAAAAGTATAAACTAATAGGTGAAGCAGATAAAGTTAAATTTATTTACTTGAAAGAACCTAATCCTCTTTCAGTTGTAAGTGGAAAAGAGCAAGTTATTGCTTTTATGAATCAAATTCCTAAAGAACTTCACCTAGATAAGTACGTGAACAGAGATCTACAATTTGAGAAATCTTTCAAAGATCCCTTGAAAACCATTCTAGATGTGTTACAATGGAGTGTAGAGTCACGTCCGTCTCTAGAACAATTCTTTGTGTAAGGAAGCACTATGGAAACAACAGTATTAGTAACTCTTTGTGGGTTAATAACAATTATCGTGATATGTGAATGGCTAGACAGAAAATGGAGCAAAGACGAATGAGCTTTTTAAATGATTTAATTAAAGAATCGGGAAATCAATATGCAGGCATGATTGAAGAAGGCATTGAAGGCAGTGATGTTCGTGGATTTATAGACACCGGATCTTACGCTTTTAATGCTCTTGTGTCTGGTTCATTATACGGTGGAATTGCAGATAACAAGATTATTGCTTTGGCCGGTGAATCAGCCACAGGCAAAACTTATTTTTCTATCGGTATGGTTCGTAAGTTTCTTGAAGATCGTAAAGACGGCATGGTGCTGTACTTTGATTCAGAGCAGGCTGTAACTTCAGACATGTTCTTGGATCGTGGTGTAGATCCTAAGCGTGTAGCCGTGTTTCCTGTGGCCACAATTGAAGAGTTCCGTGGTCAGCTAATCAAGATTGTAGACAAGTATCTAGAACAAGATGTGGATGAGCGTAAGCCTCTGATGGTTGTGCTGGATTCGCTGGGTATGTTGAGCACCAGCAAAGAAATGAATGACACTGCTGAAGGCAAGGAAGTGCGTGATATGACCCGTGCTCAGGTTATCAAGAGTACTTTCCGTGTTCTTACTTTGAAGCTTGGTAAGGCAGGTATTCCACTGGTAATGACTAATCACACCTACGATGTGGTAGGTTCATACGTTCCAACCAAAGAGATGGGCGGTGGTAGCGGCTTGAAGTATGCTGCTTCCACTATCGTTTACCTGTCCAAGAAGAAGGACAAGGATGCAGACGGTCAAGTAGTAGGTAACATTATTCACTGCAAACTATACAAGAGCCGTTTGACGAAAGAAAACCAGATGGTGGATGTTCGCCTGAATTACGATAGCGGACTAAATCGTTACTATGGACTTCTTGACATTGCATTAAAATATGATATATTTAAGAAGGTGTCTACTCGTATCGAACTTCCCAACGGCGAGAAAGCGTTTGAGAAGAACATTAACGAAGATCCGGAAAAGTTTTTCACTGAGGAAGTAATGAAGCGTCTTGAAGAGGCAGTAGCAAAAGAATTTAAGTATGGACAGTGATTGAAACCTAAGAAAACTAAGTAATGAAAGATTTTGAAACAGTTCTGCTAGAAGCCCTCATTTTTCGTGAGGACTTCTACAAGAAAGTTATTCCTTTCATCAAGAAAGAATACTTTCACAACAAACCAGTGCAGATGCTCTGGTCTTGTGTTCACGATTTTATCATTAAGTATAACGCTTGCCCATCCAAGGAAGCAGTCAGTATTTGTCTAGAAAAGTTTAAAGGAATTAGTCAAGGCGAATATGATCAGTGTATGGAAATGTTGTCTGATTTCAGTAAGAAGTCTGCTGAAGAACACAATCTGGACTGGCTTGTAACAGAAACTGAAAACTTCTGCAAAGAAAAGGCTCTTTACAATGGAATCATGGAATCCATTCAAATTATTGATGGAAAGTCCAAAGACAAAACAAAGACTGCTATTCCAGATATTCTATCTGGTGCTCTTGCAGTTAGTTTTGATACTCATATCGGTCACGATTACTTGGAAGACTCAGAACAACGATACGAATTCTACCATACCGTAGAAAAGCGTATTCCTTTTGATCTGGAATTCTTTAATACCATTACTGCTGGCGGAACTCCTACGAAAACATTGAATATTGTTATGGCAGGAACAGGCGTAGGCAAGTCTTTGTTTTTGTGTCATCACGCTGCAAACTGTCTTAGTCAAGGCATGAATGTTCTGTACATTACGTGTGAGATGGCAGAAGAACGAATCGCGGAACGTATAGACGCTAATCTGCTAGACACAACTCTGGATTCTTTACGAGATCTTCCTAAAGATGTCTATGATCGCCGTATTGATAATTTAAAGAAAACTGTTAAAGGTAAACTGATTATTAAAGAGTATCCTACTGCTAGTGCCAGCACTAATCATTTTCGTATTCTGATTGATGAGTTATGGTTAAAGAAACGATTTAAGCCTGATATTATTATTGTGGATTATCTTAATATTTGTGCGTCTTCCAGAATGAAAGCAGGAGCAGTAAACTCTTACACTTACATTAAGGCTATCGCTGAAGAACTTCGTGGATTAGCCGCAGAACGAAACGTTCCTATCTGGTCTGCCACTCAAGTTAATCGTACAGGATTCTCTAACACTGATATCGGTCTGGAAGATACATCAGAATCTTTTGGTCTGCCTGCTACAGCGGATTTTATGTTTGCTTTGATCTCTACAGAGAAACTAGACGAGATGAATCAGATCATGGTTAAACAGTTAAAGAATAGGTATAATGATACTGTTGCTAATCGTAAGTTTGTGGTTGGTATCAACCGTGCCAAAATGAAATTATACGATATTTCAGGAACAGATCAGCCTATGATGGCTGACGGAAATATTGAAGTAGAAGAGGAAGAAGAAGAAATTAAATTCCAAAATAAATTTAAGTCGAAAAAATTTAGTGATTGGAAAGTATGAGCATGTTTATTGATAAAAAATTTATCAACTTAGTGTCTCCAAAGTTAGAACGATTTGCTTGGAAAAAAGAAGATCTGGCTAACTGCAGGTGTCCTCTTTGCGGCGATTCTTCAAAAAACAAAGTAAAAGCTCGTGGTTACTTTTTTCAAAAGCAAGGCGAATTCTTTTATAAGTGTCACAACTGTAACATCGGTCTTAACCTTTATAATTTCCTAGATAAAGTGTCACCTAATCTCACTAAAGAATATAGTTTAGAGAAATGGAAAGACGGCAAACCATCTAAAATTAAAAAGGAATCCTCAAAGCAAATGGTATTCAAACAGAAACCAAAAAAGAATTATAGTATCGAATTACCGTCCGTAGCAGAACTTCCACCCAATCATGTGTGCAGGCAATTCGTTGAAGCAAGACGAATTCCTAAAGCAGCGTGGAAATACTTGTATTACACCAGTGATTTTGGTGGTTGGGTTCGTACTATTAACCCTGAAAAGGTTGGGTTAGAACCTGATGCTCGTTTAGTTATTCCTATTATAGACCATAAAGGTCATCTAGTAGGAGCCCAAGGCAGAATCCTTCAGTTATCTAAAGACCGAAACTCTAGAAATTCTGCACGTTATATCACTATTAAAGTGGAAGGCCAAGAAAAACGATGCTGGTATGGTATGGATCGTTTAGAAAAATACGGAACTGTGTATGTTGTAGAAGGCCCTTTAGACTCTTTGTTTATTCCTAACTGTTTAGCCACAGTAGGCATGTCTGATGTTTTTAACACACCAGAAGAAATTAAAACACGGTCTGTGGTATACGCAATGGATAATGAACCTAGAAACCCACAAGTTATTCAAACAATGGAAAAGCTTGTAGAACAAGGAAAAAAGGTGTGTGTTTGGCCACCAGAAATTAAATGCAAAGATATAAACGACATGATTATGGGTGGTTTAGACACCAAAGAAATCATAAATATTATTAATAAGAATGCAGTTTCAGGTTTAGAAGCCCAGATGAGGATCAATAAATGGAAGAAAATCTAGAACCAGAGGAAGAAAGAGAACACGAAGAACTTCATATTGATACAAATAACCCTCTGTTTGTTTTTTGTTTTATGTTTATGGAATACGTTAAAGAAATTGATCCTGAATTGTATACTAAAGCACACAAATACGCACACGATCACACAGATTTAGATATTACTGATTTTGAAATTGGA